TCCCATTTGCACCATCTATGTATAGACCCACAGTTGCAGAATCTTTGTTGTTACTTACATTTTGTGTAATTCTAAAATCGGAGTTTGTCCCAGATACACCTGTTGACCAACCCCTAGGATTAGAGCCCGCATTTGTTTGGATGTAAGAGGTAAATATATTACCTGTAAGTTGACGTGTTTGTGCCGCTAAGATAGCATCACCCGAATCTCCATCAAAGTTATGTACTAATAAACCATTTGTTGTGGGATTGGCTGCACCCGTAGCATGTATTTCTAAATGAGCGGTTGGGATAGTCGTACCAATACCCACTAGACCATCACTTCTAAGTGTTAGTACGTCAATCTCAGTTTCGTAATTTGTACTTGCCAAAAATATATCAAGTTGAGAATTAGCTGTACCACTCGAAACCGCTGTGTGTTTACCCATCTTGAACGTTGCTCTCACACCATCACTACTTGTAGTACCACCCTCTCTACAAAGCTCTAAAACCCTCTTAAAATCTGTTGTGTTTGCGATAGTTAACGCATTAGAAACGACGAGTGGAGTTCCAAGATGCTTGTACGTTCCATTATTGGTGATTTCATCGTTGATAAACACTGTACCCCCAGATGTGTGTAACCGTCCCTTTGGTGTAGCTGTGCCTATACCAACGTTTGAACTTTCAAGGATGGTTAATTTTGGTGTTCCCATTGTAGCAGTTTTACTCGCATAAATGTTGAGACCCTTACCCTCAGCTACAATATTCTCAATCTTGTTCTCACCTACCAAATGGGATGAATACATACGAGAACTTGTGTTGGACGCCGACCCCCAGGTATTACCATAAATAAAACCGTCACCCAGAGTCGCGTGAACATTACCCGCGACGGTTAGTTTTTCAGTGGGGTGGGTATTCGATATACCAACCCTCCCCACAGTATCAATACGCACTCTCTCAGTGTTCCGCGTTTTCATTTTGATGATTTGGTGTGTGTTTGAAGTACTAGCTCCAATTATTTCGATTGAACTCACATTGGAGGCTGCCGAGCCGGATTTAAGAACAAGTGCATTTGATGTACCTGTTAAACCACCGTACCTATCAGCGTGTATCACAATGTTTGAGAACGAATGTATAGAGTTTGTGACAAGTTCAGTTGTAGCCGTATTACCTAAAACTGTCAAGGCATTTGCTGCTACCATATTTCCGAATATTTTCGCACCCACAGACAATGTATTTGTTGGCGCAAGATTGGCAATACCCGAATGAGATGTGCCTGAACCCACTGTTCGAATTGAATTTGATTTAATATTTTCATTGAAAAGAATCGGTGCAGTAGCACTTGGATCGAAAGTTACTAAAGTTCCAATTCTCATACCACCCGAAACTACATTACCTGTCACCGCAACATTCCCGTCAGATACAAACACATTTGGTCCTGTATCATCAAAGTACACATTCGAGCCCACTGACAATGTAAATTTGGTTGATGTATTTGCCACACCCACATTACCATCAGCAAACATCTGTCCGTATACATGAAGATTGACCGTGTTAGATTGATCCACATGAATTACAGTATCACCCGGTGCCATTTGGGTTCGACCAAGAACGTATTCATTATTTGAAAATTGATATCCAAATACAAGATTCGCTCTACTTCCATCAGCACCCTCAGTCATGAGTAAAGCATTGTCGAATGGTGCATTTTTATTATTTGTGGATGCTTGTTGGATGACACAATTTGCAACAACTAAGTTGATAAGTGTTTGGTAAGTAGCAGACTCAGAAATGAATGCGTTACCATTCACATGGAGATTACCATTTATTGTTAAATGTCCTTGGTCAATACACACATTACTATCATAAAAAACAGCTACATTTGAACCCGGATCAAAATTTTCAGTTGTACCAACACTTAAATAATTATCAACCGATATATTTGTAGTATGTGTATTTCCCACAACCTTCAATACATTTGATCCCATTCTATCAATTATGAGTGTATCATCCACATTAATAATGTTTGAAACTAGAACGTTTGTAGCTGAAACGTTACCTTTTAGAGTTAATAAGTGTTCATTTGAGCGGTCAATAACAAGTTCGTTATTTGGTCCAATCTGAAACTCGTTTGTAGCACTCGGTGCCGCAATACCAATCTTATCATTCACATACAAACGCTCGGCACGAATACCCTTGGTCACGTCAAGAACAATATTCGTTGATATATCATCTACAAAAATATTTGAACCTATAGAAATATTCTTTGTAGGATTTGTATTAGAAATAGCAAATTTTTCTGCTGTAATAACTTCAACGTCGATCTCTTTTGTAATAATACTTTTTACGTCAGTAAGTACATCTTGCTCGACTGGGTCTGCGTCTAGACTGGTTACGAAAACCTGATCGAAACGAGCTGTCCTACCCATCTATACCTTAATTACCGAATAAAATTCCAGCTAAACCATCCTTGATTCTTAGAACATTATAGTTTACTGCGTATATACTTAACTCCTGATTACTTGGTCTAAGATTACCCTTCTCCACACCCCGTAATACAAGTTTGGCATTATCGAGACGGCTGAAATTACAAGTACCTGATGGATTATAGTCAGATGCATTTAGACAGAAGTGATACACGAAGTACCTTGTGTTGAAAAGTACGTTGGTTTCACTGACAAAATCACTCGCACCGTACGATGATTTGTAATAATTTTGTACTGTGTGAAAATAATTTGGAGACATATGTTCAAGGATTGGGGTCCCATTGATTTGAATATCACCACTTAAAAATGTGAAACGATCGTTCGCAAAATCATCACTTAATGCACCAAAACCAAAAAAGATGGATTTGACTGGATGATTAAACGATGAAATATCAAATGTATTATCACCACCACCTAAAGCGTTATCAGCCACAGTCTCCAATGGAAGATTTATTTGTTGTGTTTGTGTGATGACAAAGTCGAGACTTCGACCCACGAGAGATTCTCGTTCTTCTTTATCTAGGTAAATATAGTTGCCGTATACATTAATTCGTTTTTGTGCAGCTGTAAGATTTAGAACTGAATCATTATAATACGTGTCATCGAAATTGATTTTGATTTCAACTTGGTGATGTTGTAAGGCTACAAGGGGTAAGAATGCCTTATGATCACAAAAGAAGAAGTGAAGTGGGAGAAATGCTGGATTGGATTTAGAAACTTTGTTATTCAATTCTTGCGTCTTAGTCCATGTGTCAGCCATATAATTGTGCCATATATCAGAGTAATAATCAAAATGTTGGGAGTCTATTTTTTGACCCCCTATGTAAAGATCGATAGTGGAATTGTAAAAAAGATTGGAAGACATATTTACAGCATCGACACCAACCTTCTCAAACCAAATACCATTAATGATATCACCTAAAACTGGTATAGTAATCGAGTTGTCAGTTTGGGTGACCGATTTAATCAATTTTGGAGCCTGAGAAAAATTTGTATGTCTCGTAAACTTCATACGAAAAAAAGAATGACCTTCTTCACTGGTAAGATACACATCTTGAACTCCTTTAGAGACCAATTGTATTAATGCACCCGACATTTAATAGATGTTTAGATTATAAAAACAGACACTTTCCCTGAGGGAAGGCACTCTTAGGTTCTTCTACATTTTTACCGTGTATTTTAAAACCACCTTGACGGTATACTTTCATTCGTTTATAATACATCGCTGTAAAGACAGACCATGGGTCGTGAACATCGTAGATGTGGGGTTCATTCTTCTTTCCTTTTGTTTCTCTCATAATTCTACCAATACTTTGTGTAATATCAGATTTAGGAGAAGCTAAAATAACCGTATCTAATGTTGGAATATCTAAACCTTCGTGTGCTTGACTAAACGTAGCAAAAATAATCTTTTTCTTAGAAGACTCTTGGAGTTGAGCTTCTTTCATACCACCCATGTATAGACCAGACGTTTTAGGAAAACATTGGTGAAGAAATTCACAATGAAAACGACGATCACTGAGTACTAGAAGCTGACGGGTACCTGCTGATGCCTTTTTTACTAATTCGACTAACATTTTGTTTCTAGCCCTATCTTCAACGAGTTCTGTAATCATATTTGGCATTGAAATTTTACCATTTCGCATAGAGGGTGGTGGATTCTTATAGTTTGGGGAATCAAATATGACAGGAAATACCTCAACCTGTCCTTGATTTTTTCGTTCAACTGCAAAAAAGGTGGGTCCCATAAACCAATGAAGAACTTTGGTGAGACCATCTTTCCGTTCTGGAGTTGCGGAGAGTCCAAAGATGTGTCGTGGACAAAGTTTAAACAGACTCTGACTAAATACTTTAGCACAAATGTGATGTGCTTCATCAACAATCACTGTACCTATACTTTCAAAATCTGAGAAACTGTATTCTTTTAGGGAAAGAGATTGAAGCATAGCGATGACAAAATCACAATTAACCTCCTTTTTGTTTTGTTGAACAACCCCTATAGTGGCTCCCGGACAAAACTGTTGAATGCGTTCTCTCCATTGATCAGCGAGAAACTGTTTATGTACGATAATCATTGTGCGATACCCAAGTTTAGAAGCTATGGCCAGGGATACCGTCGTTTTGCCATAGCCGCATGGTAAAGAAAGGACGCCATGCCCTGCTTTAATAGCTGCCCCGAATGCTTCATTTTGGTGTGTAGCATCCCGGAGTTGTCCTGCAAATCGTGTGTTAATTTTAGTTGGTTCTGGTCGCTTATCATGTTTAGGTTCTCCAAGTTTAGAAGTTCCATAGAATCTGGGAACGCAGACTCCATTCTTAGCTGGTTTGAAAACTTTGAAAGGCGGTGGAGGAAATCCAAAGTCTCCATTTACGATGGGTCTTACCGTTAATTCTTTTTTAATTTCTTGAATTGGACCCAC